CAATCAGTACTGTGAAAGACTACAGAATTATGTCTGTCAGAAATTAGACGATGAATTTAAATTATTCTTGCGTTGGAGAGGCTTCAATATTGATACTCAAATGTTTGATATCACTTTTAATCCCCCGCAAAACTTTGCCGCATATCGTCAAAGTGAACTAGACACTGCAAGAGTTACTACATTTAGCGGAATGGAAGCATTCCCGTACATCTCTAAACGTTTCGCACTAGAAAGATTCTTAGGATTAACTGAAGAAGAAATCAATAAGAATGAGAAACTTTGGGGAGAAGAAAACACAGAAGCACAAGAATCAGATCCAGAAGGTTCTGATCTTAGAAACATCGGAGTATCTACAGGAGACTTTGATGCAGACGTTGATACTAACGATGAAATCGAAGACCAAGCAGACTTAGATGACTTAGGTGACTTAGATGTTGCAGGCCCAGTAGGCGGACAAGCATCAACAGCCGCAGGCTCTGTTGACGGTGCAGGTGAAGTTGGACCAGTTTCGTAAATGAAACTAAAACGAGTCATTACTGCCGGTTGTAGTTTTTCAGACAAATATACCCCGTATACTTGGCCACATGTATTAGAATCACATACTAACTCTATAGACTCTAACGTTACGTTTGATCATAGGGGCATGGGACATCAAGGCCAAGAACTCATTCAAAAGAAAGTTACTAACGCTATTATGGATGCACTAGATGAAGGCATTGATCCTTCTGAAATAGCAGTAGCAGTGATGTGGAGTGGTAATGATCGCAAAACTTGGTACATTACTAACCAAGACTATATCAGTGATATCAAAAAGCACTGGGGTACTGAAGGTGGCGATAGTTGGCATGTACAATTCTGCGATCTTAAGAACAGTAAAGAAGGTGTTGAAGTATTAGAATTCAATAACAAGCATGGTCACTATCATGTGCAGTATAATCCAAACGGTGGCTGGTATCATTCTGCATGGAATCATAGAGAACCCAATTTCATTAATGATTATATAATGCTTACTGAGCCAGTGACAGATAGACAGTACGATCCGCATAATATAAACTCATTGCATGTATCACTAGAAAACATGATAATGTTACAGAACACCTGTAAAGCACACGGTATTAAATTCTATCAGCAATACTACATGGAACATACGTATGCAGACATAGATAAGTTTAAAGATCATGCGATAATAGACTACATGTACAGACAGTTAGATAAGGCTAACAGAGTCTTTCCTGCTATACATGAATATATAAAGCCAATGGGGCATACTGTCTCAGAAGAAGATGTGCATCCTAACGAAACAGGTCATCAAGTATACTTTAATGACATTTTGCTACCCTTCTTAGAAGAAAAGAATTTTTTTGAATAAATAATAATATGAAATTAACTGAAATGTTTGACGCCGCAGTACCCGGGTTCCAAGATGTTGGAGATGACAACTCCAAACCTATATGGAGAACATCTAGGAAGACTAAACTCACATTAAGTCAAATCAGGAAATTACGTAAAATGCTAGATGTAAGAAATTACGAAAAGGCAAAACATCTAACTAAAGTTAGAAATCAGTACGGTGCTAAACCTGAAGAAGGCGCTGGCCCAACTATCTAAAATCGGTAAAAATACTTCTTTTTACACAAAATTAATCAAAAACGCAAAAAAGTAGCACTTAAATAGTACTTTCTAATGATAGAGATAAATATCTCTACAAAGCCATACTTATTATATCAGGAGAAGATGACAATGGAAAACAAGAAATTTGAACAATTAATCGACCTCATTATTAATGAAGACGAAGAACAGGCGAAAGAACTGTTCCACGATATCGTAGTTGCGAAATCAAAAGAAATTTATGAGTCAATCATGGAAGACGAAAATGCGGATGCAGATGACCTTGAAGAAGGCATGGGCGGACAAGTTGGAGATCTTGCTGATGAGATTCAAGCAGAAGAATCAGGCATTGCTGAAGACGAAGAAGAAATCGATATGGATTCTGAAGAAGTCTTTGATATTGAAGGCGATGACGAAGTAGATGCTACACTTGATATAGAAGCAAACTCATCTGAAGAAGTAGAAGATGCAGTTGTAAGAATCGAAGACAAACTTGACACATTATTAGACGAGTTTGAAGCAATCATGGCAGACGAAGACGAATTAAAAGGCCGTGATGACGAAATGGATGCGGACTTACATGACATCGAAGATGAAATGTCAGACCCAGAAGTAGACGTAAACATCGATGATGAAGAACTAGTTGCTGAAGCAATTAATCTTCCTAAAATCACAGCAAAAATGGGAGACAACGGTGATAACTCACGTAGCCCAGTAGATGCTAACTCAGGTCAAAAGGGAATGGATGCACATCCAGTAGACTTTGACTTAGGTAACAACGATGAGAAAGGACGTCCAGCTCCGACTGCTAAAGATGTAGACGGCGCATCATCATTTCAAAACGTTCCCGGCAAACAGAAAGGCGGGAAACTAAGTTCAGCACCAAAGCCAGTGACAGCACAGGCGAGCGGAACTAATACTAAATCTGTAATAGATTAGGAACTGATACAAATGGCTTTGTATCTTAAAGAACACTTAACGTTCGACCGTGCGGAAATGATGGTCGAGTCTGTTAAAGAAGGTGATTCTGATCTGAAGACTCTTTATATGAAGGGTATCTTCATTCAGGGAGGGGTAAAGAACGCAAATGAACGTGTTTACCCCGTCTCTGAGATTGGAAATGCCGTAGACACCCTCAACACACAAATACAAGAAGGTAATTCTGTATTAGGTGAAGTTGATCATCCAGATGATTTAAAAATCAACTTAGATCGTGTATCACACATGATCACTAAGATGTGGATGGACGGGCCAAATGGCTACGGCAAATTAAAGATTTTACCAACTCCGATGGGTCAGTTAGTTCAGACCATGTTAGAGTCAGGGGTAAAACTTGGTGTATCTAGTAGAGGTAGCGGAAACGTTAACGATATGGATGGCCAAGTCAGTGATTTTGAAATAATCACTGTAGACATTGTTGCCCAACCAAGTGCTCCTAATGCATACCCTAAAGCAATATACGAGGGCCTCATGAATATGAAGCACGGACATAAAGTTTTAGAAGTTGCAAGAGAAGCAAGAGGCAATAAACAAGTAGAACGGTTTTTGAAAGACGAGGTTACTCGTTTAATCAAAGACTTAAAAATCGACTAAAATAGAGGGGAAATCAGCATGTTAGATGCTATCAAACCATTGATTGATTCAGGTCTTATTAATGAAGACGTTGCAAGTGAACTAGAAAGCACTTGGAGTGAAAAGTTAAACGAGGCTAAAGATCAAGTTCGTGGTGAACTGAGAAATGAGTTCGCACAACGATACGAACATGACAGAAGTGTGATGGTTGAAGCCCTTGATAAGATGATTACAGATTCTCTAAGTGAGGAAATTAAAGAATTCCACGAAGAGAAGACTGCTATTAACGAAGACCGTGTAAAAGCGAAAATGAAACTGAAAGAAAGTGCAAAGAAATTTAATAACTTTATGGTAACTAAGTTAGCAGAAGAAATTAAAGAACTACGTGCAGACCGCAAGGTTCAGTTGGAAAACCAAGATAAACTTCAAAAGTTTATCACTCATGCATTGGCTAGAGAGATCAAAGAATTTGCTCAGGATAGACAAGCAGTGGTAGAACAACGTGTCAAGTTAGTTGCAGAAGGACGCAAACAACTTACAAAACTCAAAGAGAAATTTATTTCTGAGAGTTCTGCAAGATTAAGCAAGTCTGTAGCATCTCATCTTAAAGGTGAATTATCACAACTCAAAGAAGACATTCAAATCGCTAGGGAGAATAGCTTCGGTCGCAAGATATTTGAAACATTCGCAGGAGAATTCAGCACAACTTATCTAAATGATAAGGCTGAGACTCGTAAGATCGTTTCTGTATTGAACGGCAAAGAAAAAGAACTAGCAGAATCAAGGGTCAGACTTGCGAAAGCAGTTAGGATCATTGAATCGAAAGAACGTGAAGTAAACATTATAAAAGAATCAACTCAACGTGAAAAGGCTTTAGACAATTTAGTGTCATCCTTGAACAAAGAGAAATCTTTAGTAATGCGATCTTTATTAGAAAGTGTTCAGACGCCAAAGCTGAAGAACGCATTTGATAAGTATTTACCAGCAGTATTGAACGAAGGAAGTGACAAGAAATCTGAAAAGAAATCATTAACTGAATCTGTTTCGACTGCACAAACAGGTAATAAATCTGCCAAGAAAGAACAAGTTAGGGAAGATGACATTAGCGATAATGTAATCGATCTTAAGCGCCTGGCAGGGCTTTAATATAAACTAGACATAGATTAGGAGAAATAACCATGTCACAAGTACTCTTAGAAAGCCGTTGGGACGAGACAAAAGACGCCCTACTTGAAGGCTTAAAAGGCACACGCCGCTCAACGATGGGTGTGATCCTTGAAAACACTCGCAAAGGTCTCTTAAATGAGAATGCTACCGCTGGTAGTACCTCTGCAGGAAATATAGCAACACTTAACCGTGTAATCTTACCAGTAATCAGAAGGGTTATGCCTACTGTTATTGCTAACGAACTAGTCGGCGTTCAGCCAATGACTGGTCCTGTTGGACAGATTCACACATTACGTGTACGTTATGCTCAGTCATTGACTGACAACTCGGCAGCCGCTACTTCGGTAACAGCTGGTGAGGAAGCATTATCCCCGTTCAAAATTGCACAAGCGTATTCACGTACTGCTAGTCAAACTGGAACAACCGCTTCATATACTGGTGGAGATACAGCAGTATTAGAAGGTAACGGTGGTAAGCAAATCAGTGTGCAAATCTTAAGACAAGCTGTTGAAGCGAAGTCACGTAAGTTACAAGCACGTTGGACATTTGAAGCCGCTCAGGACGCACAGTCTCAGCACGGCATCGATGTTGAAGCAGAAATAATGGCTGCCTTAGCACAAGAAATCACTGCTGAAATCGATCAGGAGATTTTATTATCTCTTAGAACGTTAGCGGCAACTGAATTCACTTATAACCAGGCAGCGGTCTCAGGTACTGCTACTTATGTTGGTGACGAACATGCGGCATTAGCTGTATTAATCAACAGAGTTGCAAACTTGATCGCACAAAGAACACGTAGGGGCGCAGGAAACTGGGCTGTTGTGAGTTCTGCGGCCTTAACTGTATTACAATCTGCTACTACATCAGCATTTGCTCGTACAACTGAAGGAACTTTTGAAGCTCCTACTAACACTAAGTTTGTTGGTACGTTGAACGGCGCAATGCGTGTTTTCGTTGACTCTTATGCACCTGATACTCAAGCAGTATTAGTTGGATACAAAGGTTCATCTGAAACTGATGCGGCAGCCTTCTATTGCCCATATATTCCATTAATGAGCAGTGGAGTTGTACTAGATCCAGCTACATTCGAACCAGTCGTATCATTTATGACTCGTTACGGATATGTTGAACTAACTAACACTGCATCATCATTTGGTAATGCGGCTGATTATTTAGGCGAGATCGCAGTTGCAAACTTAACATTCCAGTAAGCCGATTATTATATAATCAACTTATTGTTATAAGTTTAAGGAAGAGTCTTTTAGGCTCTTCCTTTTTTTGTGGTTGTCCAAAATCGTATTAAATACTTGACAATATATGCCTTTGGGTGTATACTAGAGTTTTAGTATGGAGAATATATATGACAAAAAGAATTTTTAGAATTGAAGCCGGCAGATATGGTGGCGAAGCAGTTATCGGAAAAGTTGACAAACAATTTGTTGATTACTTCCTTGATAACGTTGATGACGATGACCGAGAGTCCGCACTAGTAGAACATGTCACTAGTTATGATTGGGACGATGGCCAACCAGATGAAGATGCTCCTATTCCTAAAGAAAATTATTACATGTGGGAATGTGATGACTTAGAACACATTAACTCAGCATATGCTGATAGTGGATTTGTTGTAACAGAAGTTACTGGCTTAGATAATAAATTTGACTACTCTGAAACTGAAACTAAATTAGAACCTGTAACATGTCTTTATGGTAGAGAATGTTATTCAATGGGTACGTTACCTGATGATGAAGATATCAAAGACGATGATAACTATGTTCCTACTTTAGCATTTCATAGTGGAGAGAAAGGTGGATTTGGTTGCTGGTTTGTAGAAACAGATGGCGAACCATTTGACAAATATAAATTCACATATGGTATTGTTGAGACTGATATGGGAGAGTTTGTTGATTCTGTATGGTATGACAAAGAAGAATTAGAACAAGATTATGACAATAATGATACGACAGGCAAAGGTTATTATGCTGGTGTAGGTTATATGAATACTAAATGGCATGATCTTGGAGAAAAGTACACAGAAGGCGCTGAATACCTTGAACAGTATTGGGAAGAGTTTGATGCTGAAGTAGAAGAAGAAAAGAAAGAAGCATCGACTACAGTAGCATTGCATATTTCTGTAGATGAAATTGTAGGAGAAGTAGGAACAATAGAAAATCCAGGGGAGTTCGATCTCTCAATAGAACCTATAACTGAACCACCTGCTGTTAGTGATGCCGAAGCAGAATCATACAAAGATTTGCAAGATCATCTAACAAATTTAAATGCTGACGGTAACTCAGGCTTAGGAGAAGACGGCGAAGAACTAAATGGCTAGATGTCATCCGAAAGACTGCAATTTAGA